GTATGATCCCAAGAACAAAAATGATCTTGAATACTATGATAGATTTCCTGTCTTCTTATGTATGAATGTGCATAAGGAATGGTTTACAGGATTAAACTTTCACTATCTTCCTCCAGAAAACAGAGCTGAGCTATTGAATGAGTTATATCCGTTTGTCATGGCATCAGAAGTCAAGGCAGATGATCTAGCTAGATCGTTAAGAACTAAGCTGTCGCCAAGAGTTAATTACGAGTTTTTAAAGAAGAGAAGGTCGATGATGTCATTTAAACCAATGTGGAAAAGGTATAGAAAAGATTCGGTTGTAGGAACATTTGCGTATATGCCTCCTATTGCATGGGACGTCATAACAATGTTACCTGTTCAACAGTTCAGGAAAAGTAGTATAAATAGAGTATGGAGAGACTCTCAAATCATGAGACGTAAGAGAAAATAAATGGCAAATATTAAAGGCGTAATAGCAGATTCTTTTAACCTTTTAAAAGGTAAGTTTGGCGAAAAGACAGCTACTGGCGACGACCAACAGTTCAACCTGAATACCTTTATAGGAACATTACAGGAAGTTAACTCTGTGCAACAACCAAGTAGATATTTGGTTGAAATTGGAGCACCTGGTTGGGCAACATCAATGACAAGCGAGCTAAGAACTATAGCGTTCTTTTGTGATGCAGTTAACATGCCTGGTGCTACTACTATGATGTCAGAGTATAAGAAACAAGGTTATGGTACTTTTGATAGACGACCTGTTTCATTAATTATGCCCGACCTCACTCTCTCAGTGATGTTAGATTCGAATGGAAACAACTTAGGTTTTTTCCAGCGTTGGATGACTGAGATTCAAAACATTGATGTCTCTAAAGGACAACAAACAGAAGCTGGATCGTCAGCACCCTTTGAAGTAAAATATAGATCTAACTATATTGCACAGATAACAGTAACAACATTTGATATGGCAGGAACGCCTATCACTAAATTGACAGCCTATGAAGCATTCCCATCAGTACTTGGTGATGTTGCATTGGGTTGGAACCAAACAGATGAGATAGCAAGACTGTCAGTCAACTTCCAATTAAGATATTGGACAGTCGAACAATTAGAAGGTACACCAGCCGGTGAGCCAAAATCACTATCTGGATTTGAACAGCTGATGGGAGTCGTGACAGCTGGTAAAACTTTGAAAGCATCATGGAAGACACCTAACAATGTTGGAGATGCAATTAATGTTATAAGTAATACCCAAACGTTTTTAAAAGCGTTTGGCGGTGGATAAACTATGGAGAATAAATTATGGCACTACCAAAACTAGATACCCCGTTATATAATATAACGCTGCCGGTATCACAAAAGAAAATAAGTTTCAGAGCATTTAAGGTTAAAGAAGAGAAAGTTCTTCTAACTGGTAAAGAGGGATCTGCTAAAGATCAACTTGCAGCTATGAGACAACTATTAATCAATTGCGTTGAAACACCGAAAGACTTTGATCCTGATGTGTTATCAATGCCTGATATTGAATACTTGTTTATCCAACTGAGGGCACGTTCTGTTCAGAATATTGTTGAACTCAAGTATAGGGATAAAGAAGATAATATAGTGTATGACTTTGAAGTTGACCTTGATGATATCAAGCCAACCATTGACTCAGACAGACAAAACAAAATAAAGTTGAATGAGACTATAGGTATTGAGCTTATGGATCCAACTTTAGGTGTGTTATCAGAGATCGATATAACAGATATGGATAACTCGGAGAATGCATATGCAGTGATCGCTGCTTGTACAAAACAAGTGTGGGATGCTGACGAAGTATATGATGATTTTACTAAAGATGAGCTAATTGATTTCTTGCAGTCTATGGATATCAAGATGTTTACAAAGATGAAAGAATTCTTTGAGACAGCACCTAAGATTACCCATGAACTCAAGTATGTAAATGCTGAAGGTAACGATAGAAGTATTAAGTTAGAGGGTATATCTGATTTTTTTTAGTATTGCTGAGTCATAATAACCTTGCAAACTATTATTCATTAGTTTTCTCGCTGGCTCAGCATCATAAATACTCTATAACGGAGATCGAGAATTTGATTCCGTTCGAACGTGATGTTTATGTTGCTATGTTAATGGATCATCTTGAAAAAGAGAAACAGAGAAACGAAGAACGAGCTGCTAAAATGAAGAGGAAATAAAAATGGCATCAGAAGAATTTAAAGGGGACATGAGTAGAAATGAGGTCGAGATTGATCTCAGCAAGTTCATGGAATTAGTAACAGAGAACTCAGCGCTCAAAGCTGAGATTCTACAATTAAAGACAGACGCAGAGCCAGAGAATCCTTGGCAGCGTTGGATCTATCTATCAGCTATGATCGATGCGTGGAGAATCTTTCCGCGTGCATTCTTAAGCGTATACATATTCTTATTGTATTATTGCACAATGTGGTTCATGGAATTACCAGAACCAACCTTAGAACAATCTGGTCTTATCAGTATTGTTGTTGGTGCAGGTGCAGCTTGGTTTGGTCTTTATGCTGGTACAGCAAAAGATAAAATTAATGGCAACGGAAAGTAATTAAATGGCACTTCCGGTTCTACTCACAGCGACGGGCGAGACTATTGATGTCGAGAAAGTCACTAACGATATAGCTGACACTATTGTAAAGCGTATAGAGGGCCTTGAGCTTAATATACGTACAATGAGTCAAGTTGATGTTGTTGTAGAACCAATCCAACTTATAGCACCAGAAGGCGATGGTAGCGAAGGTCCTGGGGATGCGTCTAAAGTTGATATAGTAGAACAGCCTGATGCAGTAAGGCTGTTAATGAGTATAGATACGTATCTACACAGCATGCACTTCGATGCATTAGCAATGCGAGGACTTAAAGATGAAGTAATTGAGATTAAAGAACAATTACGTATGCAAGAAGAACTTGCAGAAACTAAAGACGCAGACAAACTAGCTGATGACGAAGATGCTGAAGATGATAACGGCGGCATTAGAGAGCTAATTGAAAACATTGAGCTACACACAGCACAAACAGCAGCGCACGCCGAGAAGATTCTTGACAAGATGACTACGGCGGATCCAGACGAATCACAAGAAGAAAACACAGGCAGTGCTGGAACGGATCCTAACGAGAAAGCTGCTGATAAAAAACAAGGTGTAGTTGGCAAGATGTTTGGTGGTATTATGAAAACCATCAAAAGCCTATTCAAAGGCATTAGCTTATTCTTAGTTGGGCTGGCTGTATTGGCAGCTTCATTAATATCAGGTGGCGGTCCTTTAATGCAACAAGTGAAAGACTTGTTTGATACATTTATGAATGACGTTCTACCTCCTTTGTTTGAAGGTATAATGAAAGTTGTAGATGTTGTAATGCCGGCCGTTATAGAGATTGTACAAACATTAGCGCAAGCGTTTGGTAAGATAGTAGAGACATTAATGCCTGTTATATTAAATCTTGTCGAGCAACTCTTGCCTCCAATCATGCAGCTGTTTAATACAATCATGCAATTATTTGCTACGTTGATGGAAGCATTGATGCCAGCTATTAATACTATAATGGAAGAACTTATCCCACCTATTATAGAACTGTTTACCAAACTAATGGATATTTTTACAGAGATGCTCGTGTTCCTAACACCTGTATTCGAATCGATTGGTGTTGCAATTGGTGTTGTTGCAAGTGTATTGGGAACGGCCGTAAGCGCAGTTACTGATCTTGTAGGTGCAACGCTGGCATTCTTCCAAGGTGATACAGAAAAGGCTAAGAACATGCTAGCCAATGCTGGTGATAAAGTTCTTATTGGTATAGCTGATTTAATCAATGGTGTGATTAACTTTTTAGCTGATCTAGTTGATATGGTTCCAGGCCTAGGTAATACAGCAGAGAAGATGCGTGGCATGAGAATGGAATTTGGTGATAGAGCTCAAGCCAGAGTAGATGAAAGAGGTGAGTCAGATGGATCCACCGCTGATAAAATGGAAAAAGAAATAGATTTTGAGCAAGACCGTAATACAGTTAAAGAGGCTATCGAAGCAAGGGTTGCTGATGGTAGTATGTCAGAAGTAGTTGGTCAGCAGCTGCTTGAAAGATATGACGAAAAGAAAGAAGAAGAAACTAAGCAAGATGCTACTCTAGTGTCTAATAAAAAAGCTGATAAGAGTGATCCAGACGCAATGGCTGCCGCTATGGCTGAGCTAATGCAACCAATGGATACTGGTGACACTACTGATGCCGCTCAAGAAATGCTAGCAGGCACACCGACTACCCCCGCAAGTGGGATCAACGAAGCTACTACTGGTGAAAGAGAATCAGAAAAAGATTCACAGGATACTGGTGGCGGGCAAACAAGAACAGATATTAATACTCAACAAGTGAACAATACAACTGCCATAAACAATTCCACCACTGGAATTCTTAGTTCCAGCGGTGGATCGTCATTAGGTTCTAGACACAGACGTGTCTTGCCTGGCGTAAAGGTTGGTTAGTGGCATAGCCACCTCCTCAATACTAACCAACTAGTCTTGGGCTAACTTCTTAAAAAACTCCAATGATTCATCATCATCTTCGACAGATACTTCTGCCTGTGGAGCCATTGTAGCTTGTGGTGTTGGGGCTGCTGGTGATTCCATTGCTGGAGTTGGAGCAGGCGCCTCTGCCATAGCTGCTGTCGTACTTGGAGCTGCACCATCTAATCCTAACACTCGGTTAAGTTTAGTCTGAAGCTCTTCATACGTTTTGAAGTTACTAGGATTCACAAATTCAGCCAATGAGTTCTCTGATTTCCAGATACCCTCTAATGCTGAGTCATCATCTAATAAAGGTCCAGGTGTTTCGAACTCAGACTTATCATAGTTCCTGTAGCCTTCTACATTCCTAATTTTAAGTTTAAAGTCAGCACCTTCCCAAAGGTCAAATGGATTGACTGGTGACTCGTCCTCGAACTGAGGATTCATCATGTCGTTCAATTTGTCAAAGATTTTCTTCCCGTACTTGTACAAGAATACTTTACCTTCGTTTTCAGGATGAGCTGGATCTTTTACAACATAGATGTTTGAAGTAAAGCTAAGTCTACGCTTTTGCTTTCTTACTTTATCCTTGTTGGATTCGATACCACTGTTCCACAACATTGAGTTGTATTCAGAGACAGGACATTTCTGACCTAGTGTTGTTAATGAGTTCTCAATGAACCATCCACCAGGGCCTTGAAAGCCATGATCCCAAATACGTACAAACGGAACGTCTTCATTCTCTGGCTCAGGTAGAAAACGAATAACAGCATAGCCGTTACCTGCTTTGTCTACTTCTGGTTTCCAGAAACGATCGTCGGGTCCGTTTTGTTGTTTTTGGTTTGAATTTAGCTTGTTAATCTCAGAAGTGAGGTTAGCAAAGCCTTCGGTGCGATTGCGCTTAAGCGCTGCAAATGTATCAGTCATTATATTCTCCTATATGCGATGTATACGTTGTATGCGATTTATTATTTAAAGCGATCAGTTACGATTGCCTTATACTTATTTATGTCAACTGACATGAAGGGACGGTACTTATTTGACTTTAATTTTACATCTTTCCAGATGACATCATCGTCCAATTTCTTGTCCCAATAGTTATACATTATACACAACATATCGAGAATAGTCAACGTCTCAATACAAATATCTTTGCGCATGTATAACCTAAGTAGGTAAGGATGCTCATTATCAGGAACTATTATGT